GCGCAAGATGTTGAAGTTACGGCAGTAGAACTTAATCCAGAAATAGCCGCAATATACCAGGACTTCTTTCTTAATGACAAAGTAATTGTAGGGGATGCACATCAATACCTTTTAGATCATTACAAAGAGTTTGATTTTATATGGAGTTCACCGCCTTGCCCGACACATAGCAGGGCGAGATTTTGGGGATATAGCGGCACTAAACCCGTCTATTTTGATATGAAATTATATCAAGAAATTATTCTCTTGAAAACCCACTATAACGGGAAATGGGTTGTCGAGAACACCATACCCTATTATGACCCATTAATACCAGGAGATATAATCGGTCGGCATTTATTCTGGTCAAACTTTAAGATACCCCAAATAACAGCAAAAGATGGCGACATACATCGCGGAACAAACAATGCTTTTCAAGAAACTTTAGGCATAGATATATCAAAATATAATATAAAGACAGACAAATATTCGGGCGCAAGGGCAAGACTTGAGTTGCTCAGAAATTGTGTCTCACCTGAAACAGGTCTTCACATCCTCAACTCAGCCCGTAACACTTTCCCCGAAATACAAGAGGGGTTATTTGAAAAAACTGAAAAAGAGTGAAGTTTAGTCTTTACCGCAAATACCGTTGTCCTTATTGTAAGAGAGACATTGTAATCTTGCCCGGATATTCTCAATACTCAATCCTTCCGGTGGACGTAATCACCGAGAAAGAGATATACGATATTCTCTACGACAAGGACGTTCACAAGAGCCATTTATTAAGCTGTCCAGATATGCAGGCTATTTGGGAGGAGAAGAAAAGAGAATACCGAGAATTGATTTGGCTTAAAAACAAGAAAGATAATCAACAGATGATGAAATAAGGAGAATGGAATGGAGGCTTATTTAGAAATTACAAAAGAAGTTGTTGTTCGTGTACCACTAAAAAGATTCTTAACTGACGCAGAAGAAAAAATGATAAAAGATTTAGAGATGTATGATCTACCCGATGAGGTTATCGATTGGGACGAGGAAGATGTTTATAGTGAAGACCACCAGAAGGTCGTTTATTTTACAAAAGACTGGGACATACGATTATTATGAAAGAAACTGGATATAAAGCAAAGACACAGATAGATAAGAATATAGCTTGGTTTCTCCCACGACCAAAACCAGACCACTATAAAGGTGGTATGCCTCTTTATTGTGAGAAGTGGTTGATTGATTTATCTATGGACATTCTTAATGTAGAGCAAGTTCGATTAATGAATGTCTTCTGCGGGATGAACAAATACGGAGTGAGAGTAGATCTTAATAAAAAAATAAAGCCTGATTTTTGTGTGGATGTCCATAAAATGTCAGACATCATCCCGACCAACGGGAAATTTGATGTAATCTTGGCTGATCCCCCTTACAGCAACGAGGAATCTAAAGAGCTTTATAATACGCCAGGACTAAACTACAAAAAGTGGACTTCTGAGTGTGATAAGTTCTTAAAAGTAGGTGGATTATTAATTATCTATCATAAATATGTAATGCCAAACCCCGATCCGAACAAATACGAAGTAGCTAAACGGGTCTTTATTGGCAATCGGACATATCATCCGCCGAGAGTAGCCATTTATTTCAGAAAGAAAAAATAATACTTGACTTTGGATGGTAGAATGAAACAGGGTGTCCGAGATTTCAAAATGAAACCCCAAAACAGCCTAGATTCGCATAGTCATTCCAAAATGAAATCTGGGACATTGTGGTTGATTTAATTTGGGCTAAAATAAGGGCTTATTTCTTGGCATAGATAGTGATATATTGTTTATGCAAACTAAGGTAGTTTCATACTATGAAAAATAAAACAACCCCATTTATTTTAAGGTCTATTACTGTCCGAAAGACTGTCTTAGTTTGCAACTTAGAATATCTGGGGTTTTCTTTGAGACATTATGAAAGAGATTAAATTAACACGGGGGAAAGTGGCATTAGTTGACGATGAAGACTTCGTAGAATTAAATCGTTATCGTTGGCACGTCCAATCAGATAAAAGAACGGGGAAATGTTATGTAATGAGGAACTACATCTTGTCGGATGGGCGCAAGACAAAAAGATTCTTGCATAGATTAATTATGAAAGCCAAATACATACAAATAATAGACCATATTGACGGAAATCCGCTTAATAATCAAAAATCAAACTTACGGTTTTGTAGTCAACTACAAAATGCGGCTAATCGTAATAAAAACAGAAATAAAGTGGGATATAAGGGAGTATATAAAACAAAATCAGGGAAATACAGGGTGAAAATTTCTTGTTATCACTTAGGAACTTTCGCAAAAGAACAAGATGCTGCATTAACCTATAACAAAAAAGCCGTTGAGCTTTATGGTGAATTTGCAAATCTAAACGTAATTGAATAAATGAATAAAAATCTGACCGCAAGAGTGCGGGATATAAATACGCCCATAAAGACTGTTTGTTCAAGATTCAGAGGAAGATACATAATGGGCAGGTTGAGGACATTATCAATAAGAGGATGCGTAACCGCCGCGTGCCAGGGTCAACTTGAAAGTCCGAAAGGAACTTCCCAGGCTAATGTAGCAGGTGTTGTGTTTTGGTAACTTTCGCACAATACCTCTCTCAACAACAGTAACAACTTTTACTTGTCTTGGTTCTATTGTTAGTATGACTTGAAAAAAGATTAACTTTCAAGAAAGACCTCGGTACGCCCAAAAACAAGACACAAAAAATTATTAAAATACTTCTTGACATTGGTATATAGATTGTATATATTGCAAGTGAGATTAAAAACAAAAAGGAGAAGTAAAAATGGCAGACGTAAAAACAATTAAGATTGATGACATTGAGTACGTAAGAAAGGACAGTCTTGGCGAACTCAAAATGGCGGTAGTTGACGGCAAAAAATATGTTATCGTCAGGACGTATTCAGCCGGAGTTTTTGCTGGCTATTTAGATTCACGAAACGGTCAAGAAGTAGTTCTGTTAAATGCCCGCCGATTATGGTATTGGGATGGCGCGGCATCCTTATCACAGGCGGCTCTCGAGGGATTTTCCAAACCACAAAATTGTAAATTCCCGGCAGAAGTTCCGAGGGCAGAATTATTGCAGGCGATTGAAATACTTGACTGCACAGACAAAGCTCGTAAAAACATTGGCGAGGTAAAAACATGGAAGATGTAAACAATAAAATTGGCTATGGCTATGGCGATGGCGATGGCGATGGCTCTGGCGATGGCTCTGGCTCTGGCTCTGGCTCTGGCTATGGCTATGGCGATGGCGATGGCGATGGCTCTGGCGATGGCTCTGGCTCTGGCTCTGGCTCTGGCTCTGGCTCTGGCTATGGCGATGGCGATGGCGATGGCTATGGCTCTGGCGATGGCTATGGCTCTGGCTATGGCTCTGGCGATGGCTAAAACTAACTATTGCAATCAGAAAAAAGGAGTTGAAGATGAGAGAGATAAAGTTTAGAGCGTGGGATAAAGACAGAAAAGAGTGGGTTGAGGATGATGATTTTTACGTTCATTCTTTAACAGATAAAATCCATTGGGCTGATAATCCGAGTGGAAACTATGCGAGATTATTCCCATTTGAAAACAATATTGAACTTATGCAATACACCGGACTCAAGGACAAGAGCGGGGTTGAGATTTACGAGGGGGATGTTCTAATTAGAAAGGGTTTAGATTACAAAGGCGAAGAATTTCAAAGATGGGAAAAGTCGGGCTATGAAGGAGACGAACCAACTCACATAGAAATTAAGCGTGATTACTGTACTTTAGAGAGTTTCCGATATTGGCTTGAAAATGAATCATTCGGGTACGAAGGCGAGGAATTGGAAGACCCCACAGAATGGGAGATTATCGGGAACATCTATGAAAATCCAGAGTTATTAAAGTGAATGAAACTAACCGAACCACTTATACTAAAACTTTACCAGATAGTAAAGCCAAGAAAGACAAAGCAGATTGTCTCAAAGGAATACTGGAAGTCTCAACACGAAAAGCACAAGGAGAAGCGTAACGCAATGAGGCGTAAATATTATCACGATCACAAAGTATTGAAGCGAGGGAAGAAGTGAAACCCAAAAAGAATAGGACTATCGAGATGCTTGAAGCAGAGAACAAATGGCTGTGGTATAATCACTTGGACACCAACGAAGACGCTTATCACATTGAAGTATTCCAGTATAACAGAAAGGGTGAGTTAATCCAGCAATCATCTTCATCTCTACCACCCAAAAAATATAGGGTAAAACATCCAAATGAGTAAACTCAAAAAGAACATAGCCAAGATATGCGTAGAGTGTAAACGTCCTTGCAAGTTTGAACTGATGAAAGGGCAGAAACTATTATCGTGTAAAAAGAGGGAGAAATGAGTAAGATTCCAAAATTAGGAACCAACAAGAAGAAAGAACGGATCAAGGTAGAGACTTATGGTAAGCTCAAAAAGGCTCTATTCAAAGCGGTCTCCGATTATGTCAGGGAGCGTGATAATTGGACTTGCATAACCTGTGGAGTTAAGGGCGATAAATCTAACATCCAAGATGGACACTATATCGAGCGAAGTTATATCGGGACAGCGTTTGACGAAAGGAACAATAATGCTCAGTGCCAAAAATGTAATTGCTGGAAGGACGGGAACATCAGAGTTTATGCGATTAAACTTGAAGAAAAATACGGAGTCGGAATCTTGCAGGAACTTGAAGAATTAAGACGATCAAATCAGGGCAAGAAAATTCCAAAGTCTGTGATGATAGAGAAGATAGAATATTTCAAGAATAAATTATCAGAGATTATTCAATGACCTTGCAATCGGTATGATTAAACCGCAAGCGAAGCGGGTACACATGAGAGTTTTGGATTCAACTAATAAATTATTTCTAAAGAAAATTGAAGGAGCGCAGTTTATGAACTTAATCGAAGGGGTTCAGCAAGAATGCAACCGAGTTCGGCAAGCGGAGCGGTCGGCATAGCGGTGCGGCGCGTAAGGCGCACCCTTGTGACGCCTTGACGCGTTAGTTACCCACGCGAGCGAAGCGACACTGAAAAATAAATAATTAATAACTGACGGGCTGAGCCTGTCAAAAATTACGAGGCACAATATGGTAAAGCAATTTAGGAAGAAACCAGTAGTAATTACGGCAATACAATGGGACGGAAACAATCTAAAGGAAGTTATTGATTGGTGTGGCTGGCATAGTTCCGCTAAAAGGAAGTGGACTTGGGAAGAATATGAGGGGATTGTCGCAAAAGACGGATTAAAAATATTTACTCTTGAAGGCAAAATGAATGCAGATATAGGAGATTGGATAATTAGGGGCGTGAAAGGAGAACATTATCCCTGTAAGCCAGATATATTTGAGGCAACGTATGAGAGTGCCGAGTAATTTTTGCTACGCGCCGCCGCGTTACCCACGGTGAGCGCAGCGAGCTGTGGGTAACAGAGTTGCGGTTAATTTGCCAACGGAAATAAAAGGAGATAAAAAATATGTTAAGTAAAAAACAAATTGCAGATAAAATTGAAACTAAACTTGGTTATACAAACGGATGGAGAATTGATGATGATAAATACAGAAAACTTTGCCTTGAGTTGGCTAACGAAATAGTTGGTCAAATTGAACCGCAAGTTATACCGAAATTTATGGAGACAATCGAAGAATGGGAAGAATCAATACAAAGCGAGCCCCCCGCAAGTTGAATAATGGGTACTGCTTCAATGTATTAAAATATAAACCAGTAAGAGGCAATAAAAACCATCCGGCGGAAAAACCAATTGATTTATTAGCGTTTTTAATTGAGGCAAGCTCTAAAAAGATAGGGCGCAAGGCGGTCGGAATTGAGATTGATAAAAATTATTGTGAAACCGGAATAACACGACTAAGCCAAACAGCAATGATATTAAAATGATAAGGCACATAACGGATCAGCGATAAGACGCAAAAGAGATTATGAGAAAACTTAAACTAAACAACAATTTTATAAACATAACAACTGCCAAAACCGGAACGAATACTTTTGTCATTCTTGATTGCATAGTTAGTTTTTAAGGAGCGAACAATGAAACCATTAAAATGTTTTTTAGGATTGCACAATTATAAATTCACACACTTTGAAACAGGTGCACGCTGGTTGATTAGATTTTGGAGATGCAAGCAATGCGGGAAAATACATCACAAACAAAACGGGAAAGAACTGATGACTTTTTTAGATGCAATTAAAAGCGACAAACAAAACTAACGTATCAGCTGTAAGCCGTTGCGGAAGAAATTAAACTAAAGGAGAGATTATGAACAAATTAGTAAGTTTTGATTTATGTACGTTAACAGATAAAGAATTATTAAAAAAAGTTGACGAGCAAACTGATAAAATGTATCAAAGTGGTAAAATACCATCTCGAAATGTTCCTGCAAGACCTAACGAGGATTATGATTTATTGGTGGGTGAATTAATAAAAAGGTTTAGCAACCGGCTTGACGGCGTAGTTATGCCGAAAATTGCGAGCGAAGATAACAACTTTAGAACCAAGAACTAAAACCAGATCGGGACAAAAGCGATTTATCAAAGAGGCATAACTAAAGGGGAAACGATATGGACGAACATTTTGAAAGGAAGTGCAAGAAGTATTACTATGATGAGAGAAACATAATATCAAAATATTGTCTAATGGAAGAACTTTCGCGGAATGATTTACTCACAAGAAAATTAAACTACCAAGACAGGATGAAGAACGATCCCGAATTTAGAGAGCAGAGATTAAAGTATTATGCTAAGAAAAATGCAGAGCGTAAAATTAAGATGAGGAAAATAAAAAAAGTGTTAAGCCCGGAGGAACTATGTCCTTTATCATAAAGCTGGGGATTGTCCCCATGTGGTTCATTTGTGTCTATTGGATATTCCCGCCTATTTTTATTCACAGTATTTTTTAATCAGAGACAATAATTTTGAAACATGATTTTTCTACTATACCGGTAGCCCTTATTTTTGCAATAGATTTTGGGATAATTCCAATCTCTAAGGCTAAACTTGGAAGTGAGAATCAAAGACCGGGCGAAAAACCAATACAAAGAAAACCGTTCTGTATTCACAGAGAATGAAGTTCTCTGCATGAAGATTGATACACCCTTCCACATCATTGATTGTTACGGCCCCCAAATAGCCAACACCAAAACGAGAAAAAAGAAAGAGGTTAAAAATGCCTCTATTTGAATTTCATTGTCACAACTGTAATAAGTCTTTTGACTTCTGGCACGTAAGCTATAAGAACCTCCACGAGACAACCTGTCCAGATTGCAAGGGTAAAGACGTAAAGCGGATATACACACCGAATAGAATTGATATGAATGGGGTGGTTTTGATGAATGAAAAAAAGAAACGTGAATTTTGGAGTCTGGATCAAAAAGGAATAAGATAAAATTAAATGGGGGTTGGTCCCCTTGCTTGCCAAGAGCAAAACATCAAATAGGTTTTGGACATCGTTAACCAATAAAAAACGAGAAGCCCGTATTCACGGGGGGAAATTTGAAATATTGAAATAAGTTCTCAAGTTCATCGCTAAAATTGTGTGAAGCGAGCGCGAATAGCACAGCCCCTTGATTGTCGAAAGACTTAAAAAGCGATGCGTTTTGAAAGGGAAACGGACTACACGAAAAGAGCTTGGGTAAAAATGGCTTGGCTATCCTTCGGGATACCGTTTTTATCAAACCTTGAGTTAGTCATAATCAAGGGGTTATGCGCGCTATATCTAAACACACTGTCTCTAAGCGAGACACAGGAAAGCGATTGAAAAGCGATGCCGAATCAGGATATAAAAGGAAATAGTGAGAAAGCAAGGGAAAAGGGGCGGCTCAAAAAAGGCGTTAAGCACAAATCCACAATCCTTAAAGAAGCAATCGGCCCTGAGGCCGTTATTGATATGGCAGAATTAGCCAAAAAGAATATGAAAGAGTTTATGACTACCGATGATAAGAAAGTAAGATTTGAGGCAACCAAGGCATTTGCTGATTACTATATGCCTAAAAAGAAAGAACTATCCGGAAGTCTTGACTCTCAGGTTACTGTCGTATTTCAAGACAATGTTAAAGAATGAACATAAATGTAAACCTACAGGAAAAGGTAGGAAAGGGTTACGCTGACTTTTGGCACACAAAAAGAAGATATCGGGTAGTGATCGGGGGTCGAGGGTCCAAGAAGTCAACAACTGCAGCTCTCTGGTATATCACAAATCTAATGAAATACCGGTTAGCCAATTTGTTAGTAATCAGGAAGTTTTACAAGGATCACAAGGATTCGACTTACACTCAGTTAAAATGGGCTATAAACGATTTAGGCGTACGTCATCTATGGGAAGCGAAATTGAGTCCACTTGAATTAACCTACATTCCTACGGGTCAAAAGGTATTATTCAGGGGTTTAGATGAACCTCAGAGCATTACATCGATAACCGTAGAACGGGGTTTTATCTGTTGGGCTTGGTTTGAAGAGTTCTTCCAAGTAACAAATGAGCAAGATTTTAACATGGTCGATCTTTCTATCAGGGGTTCAATACCGGATCCGTTATTCAAACAGATAACAGGTACGCTTAATCCCTGGAATGAGAAACACTGGATTAAAAAACGGTTCTTTGATTATCCGGAAGACTCTACATTTACACTGAGGACAACGTATTTACAGAATGAGTTTCTTGATGAATCAGATATAAAGCTGTTTGATGACATGAAGAAGAAAAACCCCAGAAGGTATAATGTTGAGGGTTTAGGAAATTGGGGGATAGCAGAGGGTTTGATTTATGATAATTGGGAAGAGCGGGAGTTCGATCACAAGGAACTTTTACAATCCCGCCCCTGGATGGAGTCTGCATTTGGTTTAGACTTTGGCTATACAGCCGATCCGAGTGCGTTCATATGTATGCTCTTTGATGAAAAGCTAAAAGAGATTTACATCTTTGATGAACACTATGAACGCGGGATGCTGAATAATCAAATAGCCAAAATGATAGAGTATAAGGGTTATGCAAAAGAGGAAGTAATAGCTGATTGTGCGGAACCTAAATCGATAGATGAAATTAAAGGACATGGAATCAGAAGAATCAAGGCAGCTCGGAAAGGTAAAGACTCGGTTATCAATGGGATTCAATTTATACAGCAATATAAAATATTCGTTCATCCAAGATGCGTAAACGTGATCTTAGAATTAAACAACTACGCATGGGAGCAGAAAGACGGCAGAATGATAAATCAACCAATAGACGAATATAATCACCTGTTAGATGCAATGAGATACGGTGCGGAGAAATTTGTAAGAAGACGCGGAATCGTAGCCGTTAATCCATTGAGTCTTGGCAGTAATCAAATATCGGCAGGGTGGTAGGATGACAACAGAAGACATTAAGAAATTACTCACAAGATTCAGAGTTAATACTGAGTCTGAAATCATTACCACTTTGATAAAGTCTAATCAGCCTATGTTAGACAGATTATATCAGAACTGGCTTGAATATAAAGGGACAGTCCCTATTCTATCGAGAACGCTTGAAGTGGGGAATGAGAACAAACTCAATAATAAATTAGCCCATGATTTCAGGGGTTTAATTGTAGATCAAGCGGTAGGTTATATGTTCGGTAATCCTATCGTTTATTATGCAGGCTCGGACGGTGAACAGGAAGTCTTAGACGGGTTTAAGGAATACGTGCAATTAGATGACCTTGATTCTCAGACGGCTACATTTGCCTCTGCCTGCGGGTATGCAGTTAGAATGCTATACATCGACCAGGACGGGCTTGAATCAGCAATGAATGTAAATCCCTGGGAGTGCATCTTTGTTCTTGATGGATCAACTAATCAGACTCAATACGTGCTTAGATTTTACGATGTCGAGTATTACATAGACGGCAAGAAAACCACCAAGAGAAAAGTTGAGTGGTATGATAAAGACGTGGTAACTTTTTATATCTCAGTTGATGATGATAAGACCGTTTACGTTTTAGATTCGACAGAGCCGCAGAATCCATTGCCTCACAATTTCTCTTATGTGCCTTTGGTAAAATTCAAGAATAACGAACTTGAACAGGGGGACTTCCAGAAAGTCGCTACAATCGTGGACGGATATGATGAGTTAATGTCTGATGTCCAGAATGAGATCGAAGAGTTCAGACTTGCTTATATGATATTCGCCGGGACAGAACCAAGTGCAGAGGCTATTGTAGCAGCAAGAAAAACAGGTGCTTTTGGAATAGACAAAGAGGACAGGGTTGAGTTTCTAACTAAACAGATCAATGATGTATTTATAGAAAACTCCAAGAAAACACACGAACAAAATATATTCAGATTTGCAAGAGCGGTTGATATGTCCGATGAGACATTCTCCGGCGCTGGACAAACGGGTGAATCAAGGAAATGGAAATTAGTTGACTTAGAGAATAAATGTATTCAGAAAGAGAGAAAGTTCAATCATGCGACTAAAGAACAGTTTAAGATATTAGCCTCCGCGTGGGCCAAGAAAAATGTCAAGTTCGATTATACACAAGTTGAATTGGAGTTCAAACGCAATTTACCAAAAGACCTGGAATATGAAGCAAGAACGACAACCTTATTAAAGGGTAATGTCTCGGAAGACACAAGACTATCCCTATTGAGCTTTATTGATAATCCACAGGATGAAATGGCAGAGATGGAAGCAGAGGGCGGGATGAACTTTGATAAGATCCCTGATACAATGCCTTTAACTCCCGAGGAAATGGCAAAACAGCAAATGGTTAATCCATGATAGGGGCAAATATCGGGACTAAATCGGGGTGGTTAAAGTATAAATCCACACCTGACCGGAGCAGGAAATTACTAAGTGAAAAACTCTTAGCTATTGAACAGAACACTTACCGGGAGAAATTAAGAATGGCTGTTTTATATAAACAGTCGTTAAAAACTATTCAGTCTAAGATCGCTGAATTATATGCAGATTATGGGGATAAAATAGAATCGGGACAATTTTACAATTACAACAGATTAAAGACATTAGAGAATCAGATACTAAGAGAGATCAAAAGATTAAACGGTGAAATGATAGATAAGACCAAGAATACAGTTGCGGGCGCTTATGAGCAGGGGTATTTGAGAACCGGACAGATATACGAGCAGACAATCGGGAGCAGTTTAGGATTTGGTTTATTAAACCCTAAACAGATTGAAGCTGCAGTATTCAGAGTCCCTTATGAGATCCGGTGGGATAAGCGAATGACTCATAATCACGAAGTCTATGCAAGACAGGTAAAGGAATCGGTAGTTAAGGGGATTCAGCAGGGCAAGGGATATTCTCAGATAGCTAAAGACGTTAAAGACCGCGCTGAGATAGGAAAGAATAAAACTTTAAGAATCGTAAAGACTGAAACTCATAGAGCGGTTGAACAAGGGACGATACAGGCTTATGATAAGGTTACTGAATCGGCTCAGGAGTTAGGACTTGCGACACGGAAAAAATGGATGGCAACTTTGGACTCGCGTACGCGCGACTCTCACGTATTTATGGACGGTCAGATGGCTGATGAGGCTGGAATGTTTTACGTAAATGGCATTCCTACGGAAGCGCCCGGAATGACAGGCGATGCGGGTGAGGATATAAATTGCAGATGCACCACGATATTAGAAATAATAGGACTATAAACCAACAATCACAATAACATTAAGAGGCAAGGACTCAAATGGAATTAAGTGAAATTAAAAAGTTCTTTGAAGAGAACAAAGAAACAGAAGCAGTAAAATTATTTATCCAAACACTAAACCCGCTCTCAGTTGATAGGGTAAAGGACTACCTGGATAATAACGAAGACGGGAAAAAGTTAAGTCAGTCTTTTTCAGACGCAAAAGTAGCAAAGGGGATTGAGACATTCAAAGAGAAGACTCTCCCTAATCTGGTACAGGCCGAAAAAGAAAAGATAATGGCAGAACTTAATCCTAAAGAGACGGAAGCTCAGAAAGAATCACGGTTGCTAAAAGAACGTCTCGAAAAGTTAGAAAAAGAGGGCAAGTATAAAGACCTCTTAAACTTAGCAACTAAAAAGGCTGTGGAATTAAAACTACCCCTCGGAATCATTGACAAATTCTTAGGCGAGGATGAAGATGCGACAATAAAGAACATTGATTCATTGGCAGAACAATACAATGGAGCGATTAAAGCGGAAGTAGAATCTAAATTCAAGGGCAACGGCAGGAACCCACACAAAACAGATCAAGACCAGGGTTCATATTACACAAAGGAACAAATTGAGTCCATGTCTAATGATGAAGTCCTGGCAAATATGGACAAAGTAAATCAATCACTAAGTAAATTATAGGAATTTTCACAATGGCAATAGCAAATTTTATCCCAAAAGTATGGAGCGCGAATTTAATAAGCGTTCTCCAAAAAGAGCATGTCTTCGCAAATGTCGCAAATAGAGACTATGAAGGGGACATCTCCGGCGCAGGGGATTCTGTAAAGATTTCCCAGATCGGCACAATCACAGTTGCTACATATACGCGCAACTCAACATCTGTAAGTCCTCAGGAGTTACAGGATGCAGCTTCCACGTTATTGATCGACCAGAGCAAATATTTTGCTTTCAAGATTGATGATGTTGATGCAGCACAGGCAAAACCAAAAGTAATGCAAGAAGCAATGAAACAAGCTGCTTATGCTTTAGCAGATACACAGGACACATACATCGCTGGTCTTTACGGTCAGGCTGGTCTTCAATTAGGAACATCTTTAGGCTCAACAACTCCTATCGACATGACCTCTCTGAATGTTGAAGACAGTTTTCTCGCAGCGGGCGAAGCAATGGACAACAACTCTATTCCTCGTAGCGGACGTTTTTCTGTTATCGCTCCCTGGATTCAGACAAAATTAGTCCTGGCCGGGATTGTTTCTCTTAGCGACAATACCGCAGTTTATACAAATGGACAATTAGGCCGCGCTCTTGGATTCGATTTCTCAGTAAGCGCAAACGTATCTAAGAACTCATCCTCATGGGATATCACCAGAGTGATCTGCGGCGTTAAGGGTCAGTCTTTAACAGTAGCAGAGCAAATTGTAAAGACAGAGGCTTTCAGACCGGAAGCACAATTCAGTGACGCGGTTAAAGGTCTTCACGTTTACGGTTGCAAAGTAATTCGTCCTGATATGACACTTTGCTTATACGCTGATAAGACGGCGGAGGCATAATAATGTTAGACTCTCAAACAAGACGACATTTGCAGGGCATATACAAAATATTGGCCTCGCTTGATAAAAGGATCAAGGCAATAGAGTCGGGGTCGGTTTCTAAAGCACCGGCAAAGAAAACTGAAAAGAAAACTGAAAAGAAAACTGAAAAGAAAACTGAAATAATAAAGGAAAATTAACATGGCTACAGTAGCAATTACACCAACAACTTTGGTATCGGAAACCCCGTCCGCCACTCTTCCTATCGCAAGCGGAACGGCGATCAATACGGCCAATACCAATACCTTCGCTTATCCGAGAGAGGGTAAACTTGTTCTACAGGTAAACAACACAACCGCCGCAGCTAAAATATTCACAGTCGCGGCTGGCACATTTTGCGCTTCGGGCAAAGGCGATCTTGCAACATCTATGGCCCAGGATGAAGTTTATTTCTTGGTCGTAGACGGTGACAGACACAAAAATAATAGTGGACTGGTCAGCGTTACCTATGAATCGGGAATGACCGGATTTATTCAAGCTCTTTACGTACCATAAGGGGGGTGAAAGATGTCTGTAAAACTTAGGAATCTATCAACTCAAATTCTTGCTAACAGAACGCAAATATTGGCAGATGTTACAAACCCGGCAGTACTTTCGGGTGATGCTGATATTGATATATCGGAAGCCGTCTATACAGGTTACATAACGCTTTTAACGGTCACACCCGTTGCGGCTTGTGATGACTTGGTGATAGACTTAGCATATAATAAAGCGTCAACCGGTGTATCAGCCGTTGCGACTAACAATGACACTCTTGATGTTATTGTTTTGGCAGAGACGGACGGAACAAATTCTACAGCAATGATAATCAACTCAACTCAAGTTACTCTCACCGGTACGGCCACCCCAATAATCACGGGGCAACGGTTCAAAGTGGGAATGGTTGACGCCGGTAATACGATAACGGTAAAAGTGAAAATAAGCGCCGAAAGAGCAGATGCAGAGATACCTTATAAAGTACATTATCGTTCTGCATCAGCGCCAACAGTAACCGCAGTCGCGGCTGTGTAAGGAGATGAAATGGCACTGATAACGAGTACGGAGTTAAAGGCCCAATTAGGGATCACGGGGACTGATTATGACGCTGCAATCACTCAGATACTTTTATTCCTCCCGGATTGGGTGGTTGATTTCTGTAATAATCATTTTATAAATCCGAATCTTTATTTGATCGGATCTGGAATATCATTCTCTACGAGTACGATTTCAGATTCTGACTCAGGGTTCACGGATGCGGGATTTGTTTCTGCAATGGATATTTATGTTCACGGAAGCCAAAGTAATGACGGTCATTATCTGATTAGCGGTACTGCGGTCACGTCTTCTGCTATTGTAGTTTCAAATAAAACATTCACAACCGAGACGGCTTTGAATCTTATTACTCTTTATCAGGTGCAATTTCCAGTTGGTTTGAAGTTAGTGGTAAGCAACATCGTAGGTTATCTTTTGACTCAAGGCAAGAATCAGGGCATATCAAATGAGAGCATAGGCGATTATAGCGTGGGGTATTTGTCCGACTTGCCTGAGTCAATTATTAAACAATTAAAACCTTATAGAAAAGCAAAATGGCTCTAAGAGATTATTATAACTGGACGGCGACCCGCAAGACGGCTACGAGCGCGAGTGACTCTATGGGAGGTCAAACCCTCACATGGTCAGGCACAACAACGATCAAAGGACGGCTTGTGAATCTTAGTGCGGATGAATTGATCTTAAATGAGCAAATGAAAACAGACATTCGCTTTTACTTTTATTGTGATTCGTCAAACACAATTTTAGTAACAGACAGGCTTTTAATTGGTTCTACTACCTATGAAGTTAAAGCAGTACAAACATTTCAGGATAAGACTATAAATCATCATATAAGAGTGGGGTTGAAAGTTGTTACCTGAGGGTGAAGCATACATAAACAAGAAAGTTGACGCTTTGCTTAATGTTCTCGGTCAAGTATTGGTAAACAAAGCTAAACGATTTTGCCCTGTAGATACGGGACGTTTGAGAGGTTCGATTACTTACGCGACTTCTAAAGAACAGAGTGATACTGATTCAGGGGCAACGGATAACGATAAAATAAAATCACCCACAGAAATAAATGTTGTAAGAGTTGGAACGGCGGTAGAGTATGCAATGGCGGTAGAGTTCGGGACTAAGGATCGGGGTAATAGTCCGTTTTTAAGACCGGCTTTATTAACAACTGACTTAGATAGTATCAAAAGAAAAGTAGGATTCAAATGACAGCACATTCAGCATTAAAGACGGCTCTATATTCAAAACTCACTGCCTCCGGAACGTTCAATACGGCAATCGGCGGGAGAGTTTACTACTTACAAGCCCCTCAAGGTGCAGCAATGCCTTGTTGCGTTTTCTCTTTTTATGCTGATAATCATTCATGGGATTCTGGTTCTGAGTTTGAAGAGACATACGTACAATTCTCCATCTTCGATTCAAGTTCATCGAGTACAACAGTCGGGACATTGGAAAGTAATTTAGTTGACCTGCTGGCTAATATTACTTTATCTGTTACAGGTTACACACAAGTAGGATTTAAGAGATTATCAAAACGGTATCTGTTGGATGATAACAAAATATGGAATACAATTATTGAATACCGGATTGAATTACAGAAAAATTAAAGGAGTATAAAAATGGCAAAGATTTCAGGAAATGCCGGAACAGTAAAATTCAACGGTGCTGAAATAAAAATCACTGGATGGACGTTAGACATTAAAACAGATGTCGTTGATACAACAGATTCCGGTGATTCAACTTGGAAAACATTTCTTCCTAAAGGCTGGAAAGAATGGTCTGGTTCTTTTGAGGGATTCCAAGAAACGGCAACAGCAGACCCGGCAATAGGAACAAGCGCGGCGGGCGTATTCGGTTTAACGGGTACTTACGCTTCACCTACGGTTAATTATGCAGGTAGTATCATCATAACAAGCGTGGGGACAAATTTACAGGTAGTCGGTACTGATGCTGTTAAGAAAACCTACACATTCCAGGGCACTGGCGCAGCAACATTAACTAACGCATAGGAGAATAAGATGGCAAAAGTAAGTGGAAATAGTGGACTTGTTCTCTATGGATCGGCGTTTACAATTACTAACGCAACCGGCACGACTACAATTACCGTAACTGCTACCCATAGCCTAACGGCAGGGGATAGAGTCTATATCGAGAATGTAGCGGGGATGACGGACATAAACGGGACTCATACAGTTTCAGCGATTTCAACTGCGGTGAGTTTTGATATTGTTCTCGGTACTGCAACGGCTCAGACCTATGACTCAGGCGGCTCGGCTTGGCTGGCTACGGATATTGTATCGTGGGGATTAGACTTAAAAACAGATGCGGTAGATGTAACAGATTCAGG